TGTACTACGATAAACATGCAGGCCACGGTATACAACATAAAGATAAATTTTACGGCGTTATAAAACAAATGGACGTCGTACTTATAGATTAGACCTAAACCATAAACTAAAACCCTAAAACTTAAAAACGTAAATTAACCTAATTATTAACTAAAAAACAAATCAAAATGAAAGAAGTTTATTTGTACTTTCGTACACAAACTACTCTAGCAGATGACGATGATTCAGCTCAATCGTGTTGTATTCCTTTATCTAGTTTTAAAGGTATGCACCCAACAAGTGATACTGCGTTAACTATTTTTTACACGCCTCAAATCAGAAATGTATCTGACGGTCAAGATGGTAACGTAGCAAACAATGATTCAATTGTATTAACTGTTGGAACAAACGATCACAAAGACGCTATGGCTGCTTTAGCTAGATTATTTGCTGGGGCTGCTAATGGTGGCATCCATCATGATGGATTTATTGTAGTTGCTGATGATTTATCAAGCACTTACGCTGTATCAGAAGTTACAGCTGTTGGAGCGATCACGCCTGCTGCTGCATTATCATAGTAGATGCGATTAACCGCGCAGGATCTGCGTGAAATGAATATCCTTAAGTATTACAGGCTCACAAGAAAGTGGGCTTGTAAGACTTACGGATTAACAGATGCAGATTTAGAATTATTAATTTACTTAGATTGTAAAGGAAGATTTACACGAAACGAATTTATAGATGGTACTTATACCATGAGCTGGGATAAAAACCGGTGGGAAAAACTAAGAAGAGAAGGTTGGATAGAGGTGTGGAGACATAGAAATAGAACTACAATAAAATACTCTATTTTTAAAACTTCGTTTAAATGCAGTCAATTAATAAGTAGAATATACAGAATATTACTTGGCGAAGAAGATTTACCCGTTTCAGAACGAAGTGTATTTTTTAACAATAAATCATATACAGATAAAGTTTACAACAAGGCGATAGATGATATGATTAAAGATAAAGACAGATAATATGGGATTTAAACTAGGATCAGAAAGAGGTAATTATGCTGTTAGCGGAGAAATCAAGACTAAACTACGTTTTCATAGAGAAAGTGGAGATCCTGATCTATCCGTTCCTGGGACGCCTGTTATTAGAAAAAGATTAGCTCCTGGAGTTATGGGAGAAGCCAATATGGATGGAAGTATATATGTAAGTGATCAAATAGATCCAAATAGTGAAGATATTAGAAACGTAATAAACCACGAGATGCGTCACTCTACAGATATGAAAATTGGGTTGCTGGAATATGGAGACGATTATATAAGATATAATGGAGAGTTTTTTGAAAGAAAAACTATAAAAGGAAAAGATATGATAAACGTTTATGGGGAATGGAAGGAGGCTGGTGACCATGATTTTCCTTGGGAAAACGATGCAAATAACGGAAATTTATAAAATGAGTATATTAGGAAAAATATTTTCAGGTGGAGCTACTGAATTAATAAAAGGTGTAGGTGGAGTTATAGACAGCTTACATACATCAAAAGAAGAAAAGCTTGAGGCTGAAAAACAAATAAAAGATATGATAATGGGTTACGAAGCTGAGATGCAAAAACAAGTAACTGAAAGATGGAAAGTTGATATGGCTTCTGATTCTTGGTTATCAAAAAATATAAGACCATTAGTTTTAATATTCTTATGTGTATCAACAGTGTTGTTAATATTTATTGATGCTGGTGTTATATCATTTGAAGTTAAGGCTTCATGGGTAGACTTATTACAATTAGTATTAATAACAGTGATCGGTGCTTATTTTGGCGGTAGATCACTAGAAAAAGTAAAAAAATAAAATGGGACAAAATTCAACAGATGTAGCTTATGGTTTTGGTCAGTTCGGATCTACGTTTTTAAAAGGAGACGGCGCTAAGTTACTATTAACAGCTTCTACAGCCAAATATTACGTTTGCGCTATTACAATGATAACAGATGTTACTTTCCAAGCGTTAGAATCACTTGATGGTGGTGTTAACATGGGTATGGGTGACACTGCTTTTGTAGGTACAGATGTTTTAGCGATAGATAGTCATTGGAACGCTGCTGCCGCAGATACTACAAACGAAACTAACGAAGATGCTGATCCAATAACTACTTCAGATACATTTCCAAAAGGAGTTACTATATACGGTATGTGGGATAATGTAGAGTTAAACTCTGGATCTGCTGTGGTATATGTCGCTCCAAGACCAGACTATAGAAATAGAGCGTAATGTTAGGACTAGGGAATAGTTTAATTTCAGGAGCCGCGCTAGATGAGTTTGGTATAAACCACTCTGTATTATTTGATGGTAGTAACGATGAGATAAATTTTACTACATCAGGATTTCAAACAGCTTTAAACGCTTCTAATGCTAACTTTAAAACTTCTGGATCTGTATCAATATGGGCTAGATTTGAAAACACGAGTTCTAATGGCCAGTTGTGGGATTTTTGTATAGATAGTGCTAATAGAATACAATTGCAGTACAAGCATAGTGATGACAAGCTTACGTTTACTTTTAAAGGAGAAAATACTTCTAAACTAACTAATTACGATCCTGCTTCTGGACTAGAGGACGATGGAAACTTTCATCATGTAGTATGTACTTGGGACGGTAGCTCTGCAAAACTATATGTTGACGGATCGTTAAGAGATACTGTTGACATAGAAGGTGTCGCATTAGCGGGAGATTTTGACGACGCAGCTGGAGCTACAGGTGTAGAATTTATACAAGGTACTTCATTTAATGGTAACGCTGACTTCAATGGATATTTAGACGACTTTGCTGTTTATAGCGATGTTTTGTCAGCTAGCAACGTTACAAAGCTTTATAATAGCGGAAGATCAGATCAATCAAACGTGGCTTCAGTTGGTACTATTATAGCACACTGGACATTTAACGAAGGAACTGGAAATACTGTTACAGATAGAATAAACGGTTATGTAGGTACATTTGGAACAGGTGGTAACGCACCTGCGTTCAGTACTACAAACGCCGGAGGATAAAATAAATAAATAATTAAATTAAATAAAATGGCAAAAAACACAAGTAAAAAAATTAAAGAATTAAAGAAGGAAAAACCTTCAAAAATTACAAACGAAGAATTAAATCAAGTACAATCAGTAATTAATGATCTAAACAGAGCTCAAATAGAAATAGGAAGTTTCGAAAGTAAAAAGCACAATCTTTTGCACCATGTGTTTAACTTACAAGAAAAGCTAAGTAAAATGCAATCTGAATTCGAAAAGACTTATGGTACAGCTGATATTAATATTCAAGATGGTACTATAAATCACGGGACAAATGAGCAAACTAATTAGAAAAATTACAATAGGTAAAGACTACAAAGAAAATGCGATGCATTATGCTGTAGGCCAAGATGTGTATGGCGGACATACTATATGCGATATAATAGAAGAAAAAGATAAATATTCTATTTATATTCGAAAAAACAAAGACGTACTACCTTGGAAAGATTTTAACAAAAACATGGCGGTGTCTGTAGAATACAATCTAGAATACTAATATGACTAGAAGAAAAAGAATATACGGCAAAAGAAGAAAAAAATCTTCTTTCAAACAAAAACCAAAAGAGAGGCAAGGTAGTGTTTATGTTGGTGATAAAAAGTTTTCAGATAAACCAATGTACGAAGGGCAAAAGCCATCTACACATTTAATGGCTTATGGTGAGTCTGACGGTAAATACGTAGCTTATCCTACTTTGTTTCAAGATGATGATGGTACGTGGCAACAACCGGATGATCCTTTTAGAGAGGCTACAGAAAGAAAAGAGATATATCAGTTTGACACAAAACAAAAAGCAAAAGATTTTGCTAGTGGTAGTTGGAAAGACAAATGAAAGCGCCTTTTGACTTTGTTATAGAGCCAAAAGGTAATAGATATAACAACACTAAAAAAGTTGGTGACAAAGATCTTATAATCAACACTGAAATATATAATCACGAATTTGTAAATAGAGAAGCTATTGTTAAATCTATACCTACAGCTTTTGAAACAGAAATAAAATCTGGAGACACTGTTATAACGCACCATAACGTGTTTAGACGTTGGCATGATGTTAGAGGTGATGAAAAAAATAGTAGGAGTTATTTTAATGAAGATACCTATTTAGTAAAAGAAGATCAAATTTTTTTATACAAAAGAAACAACAAATGGCAAGCTACAGACGGTTATTGCTTTGTGCAACCAATAAAACAAAGGGATAAACTAAAGCCAGGAGAAGAAGAAGAGTGCATAGGTATCGTTAAATATACAGATGGTTCTTATAAAAAGGGAGATTTAGTAGGATTCACTCCTTTTTCAACTTACGAGTTTATAATCGGTGGTAAAAGATTATATAGAGTTATGAATAAATTTATTACAATTAAATATGAATACCAAGGAAACGAAGAAGAGTATAATCCAAGCTGGGCAGAAAGCAGTGGAGGAGCTGATTAAAGTTGCAAAAGAACCTATTGTAGATTCAGACGACGATATATCAGCAGATAGATTAAAAAATGCCGCGGCTACTAAAAAACTAGCTATATTTGACGCATTCGAAATACTTAACAGAATCCAAGAAGAAGAAAACCTGCTTAAGGGCAAAGCACCTGAAGAGGCAGAGAAAAAAGTCTTTAAAGGATTCGCAGAAGGTAGATCTAAGTAATGTACAAGCAAAGTTTAGTTAAAACCGTAGAACCCATTAAAAGAACCACGATTACTAGAATGAATCGCGGCAAAAAATGGAAGTATGGATATAATAAAGAGCATGATTTAATTGTATTGTCTCGTAATGGAGTTATAGGTGAAATTATAGAAATACAAAACTTAGTCATAGCATTACCTAAAGTGCCTAAAGAGATATATAAGCATCCAGATAACAAATGGGTAAAACAAGAATATCCTAAGGAGCTACAAAGGATTAAAAATATATTTGATTGGAGAAATTATCCAGACGAGCAAAAAGAACATTGGTACGACTACATAGATGAAGAGTTTAAAAGAAGAGAAGAAGGATTTTGGTTTGTAAATAACGGTAAGCCAACTTGGATAACTGGTACGCACTATATGTATTTACAATGGAGTAAAATTGACGTTGGGGCTCCAGATTATAGAGAAGCAAACAGGTTGTTTTATATATTTTGGGAAGCCTGCAAGGCAGATAAAAGATGTTACGGAATGTGTTATTTGAAAAACAGACGTAGTGGATTTTCTTTTATGTCTAGCGCAGAAACAGTTAATTTAGCCACTATATCAAGTGATAGTAGATATGGTATACTATCTAAATCAGGTGCGGACGCCAAGAAGATGTTTACAGATAAAGTTGTGCCAATTAGTATTAACTATCCTTTTTTCTTCAAACCAATACAAGATGGTATGGACAGGCCAAAATCAGAGCTTGCATATAGAGTACCAGCTAGTAAGTTTACAAGAAAGAAGATCACAGCAAACGAGCAACTTGAAGACATTAAAGGATTAGACACGACTATAGACTGGAAAAACACTGGTGACAATAGTTATGATGGGGAAAAGCTGGCGTTATTAGTTCATGATGAAAGTGGTAAGTGGGAAAGACCTGATAACATATTAAACAACTGGAGAGTTACTAAAACTTGTTTAAGACTAGGTAGTAAAATAGTCGGTAAGTGTATGATGGGTAGTACGTCAAACGCTTTAGACAAAGGAGGAGATAACTTTAAAAAATTATACAATGATTCAGACGTTACATCAAGAAATCGTAATGGACAAACAAAATCTGGTTTATATTCTCTTTTTATCCCAATGGAATGGAACTATGAAGGATTTATTGACCAATACGGATACCCTGTTTTTAATAACCCAAGTGATGATGTGCTCGGACCAGATGGCGAATTAATAGACTACGGTATAATAGAACACTGGGAAAACGAAGCTGAGGGATTAAAGTCTGATCAAGATGGATTAAACGAATTTTATAGACAGTTCCCGAGAACAACAGAACACGCGTTTAGGGACGAAGCTAAAAACTCCTTATTTAATCTAATTAAAATATACGAACAGATAGATTATAACGAAGGTATTGGGGCTCACGGAAACATAAGCACAGGAAATTTCCAATGGGTTAGTGGTATCAAAGATTCACAGGTAATATTTTATCCAGACCCAAAAGGTAGGTTTAAAGTTAGTTGGTTTCCACCTCAGCACATGCAAAACAAAGTTGTTGTAAAAAATGGAATAAAATATCCTGCTAATGAACATATGGGCGCTTTTGGCTGTGATAGTTATGATATATCAGGAACGGTTGATGGTAAGGGATCAAACGGTGCTTTGCACGGACTAACTAAATTTAGCATGGAAGACTGCCCTCCCAACCACATGTTTTTAGAATATATAGCTAGACCACAAACCGCTGAGATATTTTTTGAAGATGTATTAATGGCATTAGTGTTTTATGGTATGCCACTACTTTGTGAAAATAACAAACCAAGATTATTGTACCATTTAAGAAGAAGAGGTTACAGGGGTTACAGTATGAATAGGCCAGATAAACTTTGGAACAAGTTGTCTGTAACAGAAAAAGAAATAGGTGGAATACCTAACTCAAGCGAAGATATAAAACAAGCCCATGCCGCTGCTATAGAAATGTATATACAACAACACGTTGGTCATTTAGGCGATGGTAATTACGGGAATATATATTTCAATGAAACGTTGAACGATTGGAGTAGATTTGACATAACGAAAAGAACAAAGTTTGACGCAACTATAAGTTCAGGATTAGCTATAATGGCTTGTAATAGACATTTGTATCATCCTAACGCAAAAGTTGAAAAACCAAAACTAAATATAAATATTGCAAGGTATGTAAATACTGGAAGCACATCTAAATTAATAAAATAAATATGGCAGAGTCTGTACATAATAATTTTCCTAGTCAAGTTGTAAGTGATGCTGAGAAGTTAAGTTATGACTATGGGTTAAAAGTAGCTAAAGCTATAGAAAGCGAGTGGTTTGGAGATTTCGAACGACACAGTAATCATAGATATAACAATTTAAAAAATAATTTTCACGAATTAAGATTATACGCTAGAGGAGAACAACCAATACAAAAATATAAAGATGAATTATCTATAAACGGTGATTTATCTTATTTAAATTTAGACTGGAAACCAGTTCCTATTATATCTAAGTTTGTAGATATAGTTGTTAATGGTATATCAGAAAGAACATACGATATAAAAGCATACGCACAAGATCCTTATAGTGCAACAGAAAGATCAATGTACATGGAGTCTGTACTTAGAGACATGGAAACTATTGAGTTTAACGACTATGTGGCAGAAGCGTTTGGTCTAGATATGTACGAGAATAACAAAGGAGATTTACCGGAATCAAAAGAAGAGCTAGCGGTACACATGCAGCTTACTTATAAGCAGTCTATTGAAATAGCTCAAGAACAAGCTTTAAACGTTATTTTAGACAGTAATAAATACGATTTAACTAGAAAAAGATTTTATCATGATTTAGTTGTTATTGGTATGGGCGCTGTAAAAACAGATTTTAATACCTCTGAAGGTTTAACTGTTGAATACGTGGACCCAGCTAATTTAGTCTATTCTCACACTGACTCCCCTTATTTTGATGATATATATTATGTTGGAGAAGTTAAAACAGTCCCTATAAACGAACTGCTAAAGCAATTTCCATATTTAACTCATGCAGACTTAGAAGAGATTAGAAAATCATCATCTAGTTATAACAACCGATCTAATTACAATAAGCGTGGAAGAGAACTTAATCCAGATAAAAACAAAGTAGACGTATTGTACTTTAACTATAAAACATATATGAACGAAGTTTATAAAGTTAAAGAAGTTTCAACAGGCGCTAATAAGTCTATTGAAAAAGACGACACTTTTAATCCTCCAGAAGGAAAAGAAGGGTCGTACACAAGAATATCAAGACAGATAGAGTGTTTGTATGACGGTGCTTTAGTTTTAGGCACTAAAAAACTGCTTAGGTGGGAAATGTCTAAAAATATGATGCGTAGTAAAAGTGATCATTCTAAAGTTCGAATGAACTATTCTATTGTAGCTCCTAGAATGTATGAAGGAAGAATAGAATCTTTAGTAAAACGTATAACAGGATTTGCTGATATGATTCAACTGACTCATTTAAAGCTACAGCAAGTAATGTCACGTATGACGCCAGACGGTGTTTACTTAGATGCTGACGGTTTAGCTGAGATAGATTTAGGTAATGGAACGAACTATAATCCACAAGAAGCTCTAAACATGTTCTTCCAAACAGGTTCTGTTATTGGTAGAAGTTTTACAAGTGAAGGTGATATGAATCCAGGTAAAGTGCCTATTCAAGAAATAACGTCTGGAGCTGGTGGACAAAAAATGCAGGCGCTTATAGCTAACTACAACTATTATCTACAAATGATAAGAGATGTAACCGGATTAAACGAGGCTAGAGATGGTAGTATGCCAGATAAAAACGCTTTAGTTGGAGTGCAAAAACTAGCGGCAGCTAACTCAAACACAGCTACAAGACATATATTACAAGCCGGATTATTTTTAACAGCATCAACCGTCGAGTGTTTATCTCTTAGAATTTCAGATATACTAGAGTATTCACCTATGAAAAATTCTTTTATTGAATCTGTTGGTGCCCATAACGTCGGCACGTTGGAAGATATTTCAAATTTATATCTTCATGATTTTGGTATTTTTATAGAGTTATCTCCTGATGAAGAAGAAAAAGCGTTGCTTGAAAACAATATACAGGTAGCCTTGTCACAACAGACTATAGAACTGGAAGACGCTATAGATATTAGAGAAATAAAAAATCTAAAATTAGCAAATCAAGTATTAAAAATACGTAGACAGAAAAAACAAGTAAAAGATCAAGCTATAGCGGAAAGAAACATACAGCAACAAGCACAAGCTAACATGCAAACCCAACAAGCTTCTGCTGAGTTAGAAATAGCTAAAGAACAGGCCAAATCTCAGTCTGGAGCAATGTTAGAACAAATGAAAGGTCAAATGGAAGCTCAAAAAATGCTGCAAGAAGCCGAAATCAAAAAGCAAATAATGGAACTACAATTCCAATACGATATGAGATTAAAACAATTGGAAATGCAAGTTCACCAAGGTAGAGAAAAAGAAAAGGAAGATCGTAAAGACCGAAGAACAAAAATACAGGCTACACAACAATCTGAAATGATAGAGCAAAGGAAAGGTAATGCTGGACCTAAAAATTTTGAAGCACCACCACAAGAAGCGATGGTCGGGGGAGGCTACGATTTAAGAGGAGTAGAACCTAGAGAAGAAATTTAAGAATTTATTAACTATTATTATATTATATTATGGCAAAACAAGAAGAAAAACCAGTGGTAGATAACGAGACTGGAAAAATAAAAGTAAAAGCAAAAAAAGAACAGCAACCTACGAGCAACGAAACTAAAGGCAATGTTACTAAGGTTAAGGCTAAAATGAAAAAACAAAGTGAAGTTTTAGGCGAGACTATAACCAAGGTCAATATAGATCAATCAGCAAAGCTAGAAGAAAATGAAACTAAAGAAAACAACGTTGACAACGAGGGAGTGGTTACAGAGCTTAAAAACACCGATGCCTCACAAGAACAAGAAAAAATACAACCGCAAGTTGAAACACAGGAAACACCAGTTGTAGAAGAGGTAACTCAAGAACAAGTTGAAGAACTAGAAACAAAAGTTACAGAAGCTATTGTTGAGTCTGTAGAAACCGGAAAAGATTTACCAGAAAATATTCAAAAGCTTTTGGAATTTATGGAAGACACGGGTGGTGATTTAGAAGACTATGTAAGATTAAATCAGGATTATTCTGAATTAGACAACAACGCTGTACTTAAAGAATATTACAAACAAACTAAACCTCATTTAAATAACGAAGAAATAGAATTTTTAATGGAAGATACTTTTTCTTACGACGAAGACGTGGATGAGGAGGTAGAAATAAAAAGAAAAAAACTAGCCTTAAAAGAGCAAGTTGCTCAAGCTAAGGCACACTTGGACAGTGCAAAGTCTAAATATTATGAAGATATCAAATATGGTTCAAAGCTTACGAGTGAGCAACAGAAAGCAATTGATTTCTTCAACAGATACAACAAGGAATCAGAGGAACAACAAAAAGCAACAAAACAATCACAATCTGTTTTTACGCAAAAAACAAACGAAGTTTTCAATAATAATTTCAAAGGTTTTGAATATAATATTGGGGACAAGAGATTTAGATTCAACGTGAACGATGTGGATACAGTTAAGCGTAATCAAAGCGACATAACAAATTTTACTAAAAAGTTTTTAGATGAAAATTCAACGCTTAAAGACGCTAAAGGATATCATAAATCTATGTTTACAGCTATGAATGCTGACGCTATAGCGGCTCATTTTTATGAACAAGGTAAAACCGATGCTTTAAAAGATAGTATCGCTAGATCTAAAAATATAAACATGGACCCTAGACAACAACATTCAGGCGTAGTTGAAGCTGGAGGTATTAAAGTGAGAGTGCTTGGAGAAAATTCCAATGATTTTAAATTCAAAATCAAAAACAAATAACAATTTAAAAATTAAAAATTATGGCAATTACAGGAGGAAATAATTTGAACAGTGTTCCTGCTCCACAGCAGCAAACACTAGTTTCGAATTATCTAGATTTCAACACAGATATGGGTTGGGCTCAACAATACGTGCCAGACTTGATGGAAAAAGAAGCTGAGGTTTTTGGACCTAGAACAATTTCTGGATTCTTATCACAAGTTGGTGCTGAAGAAGCGATGCAAGCTGACCAAGTTATTTGGTCTGAGCAAGGTCGTTTACACCTTTCTTACAAAGGTAAAGTAACAGGATCAGATACTTTTTTATTACAATCTGATATTGACGAAAGTAACTATGTTCAAGTTGGTCTTGATGTAGATCATGGTGTTAGACTTAACGATACTGTTATCGTTGCTAATGCTAATGGTGTAGTTAAAGCAATGGTTACAGCTATCACTAACAACGATGAATTAACACTTAAAACTTACGATGGTAGTACAATAGCTGCATTAGCTACTGATAAAGGAACAACTATATTAGTTTATGGTTCTGAGTACGTTAAAGGTGTTGGTTATAACCAAAAAGGTGGTAGTACAGTAGAATCAAGAGGTGCTAACGAACCAGATTTCAAAACTTTTAGCAACAAACCAATTATAATGAAAGATTACTACGAGGTATCAGGTTCTGATACAGCTAGAATCGGTTGGGTTGAAGTAGCTACTGAGATGGGTGGCGCTGGTTATTTATGGTACTTAAAAGCTGAAGCTGATACAAGAGCTAGATTTACTGACTACTTAGAAATGGCTATGTTAGAAGGTGAAATAGACCGTCTTGACGCTTCTTCAAATGGAGTTGAAGACTTCATCTATGGCGCTGATGGTACTAAAACTGTTGGTACTGAAGGATTATTCGCTGCTATCGAAGACAGAGGTAATATTACTTCAGGTGTAACTGGTGTTAACGCTGCTACTGATTTAGCTGAATTTGACGCTATCTTAGCTGAGTTTGACAAGCAAGGAGCTATTGAAGAAAACATGATGTTTGTAAACAGATCTACGTCTTTAGCTATGGATGACATGTTAGCTTCTATGAATTCTTATGGAGCTGGTGGTACTTCTTACGGAGTATTCTCTAACTCTGAGGACATGGCGTTGAACTTAGGTTTCTCAGGTTTCAGAAGAGGTTCTTATGACTTCTACAAGTCTGACTTTAGATACTTAAATGACTTAGCTACTAGAGGTGGTATTAATGCTGCTGGTGGATCTGCCGCTATTAGAGGGGTTATGATTCCAGCTGGTACATCTACTGTTTATGACCAAATAATGGGTAGAAACCTTAGAAGACCATTCTTACATGTTAGATATAGAGCTTCTCAAACTGATGATAGAAGACTTAAGACTTGGGTTACAGGTTCTGTAGGTGCTGCTACATCTGCTTTAGATGCAATGCAAATCCACATGTTATCAGAAAGATGTTTAGTTACTCAAGGTGCTAACAACTTTATGTTAATGAAGTAAACTATTTATATTAAAAGACCGGGGCTTCGGCCTCGGCCTTTTATTTTATTAATTTTATTATATATTATATTATGGCAAAAAAGAAAAAAGTAGAGGTTGAAGAACCTCAAGTAGAAACAGTTGTAGAAACTGTAATGGTTGAAGAACCAAAAGTAAGAGAAAGAGTTAAACCTAAAAACGAGTGGGAAATAAAAGATAGGGTTTACTATTTAAAAGGAAACAAAAAACCAATTTCTAGATCTATAAAATCAGCTGATATTTATTATTTTGATCCAGAAAAAGGTTATGAAAGAGAATTAAAATACTGTGAAAACCAAAGCACTGTTTTTGTAGATGAAATGAAAGGAGATCAAAGGTTAGCTCACATTATTTTTAGAGGTGGTAACTTATATGTTCCAAAAGAAAAAACAGTATTACAAAAATTACTGTCATTGTACCACCCTCATAGAGACCAGTTATTTTACGAATACAAACCTGCTAAATTAGCTGAAGAAGAAATAGATGTTTTAGAAATGCAAGTAGACGCTTTAACCGCTGCTAGAAATATTGATATTGATATGGCAGAAGCTATTATGCGTGTAGAGAAAGGTTCTGAGGTATCTAAGTTGAGTTCTAAAGAACTTAGAAGAGATTTACTAGTATTTGCTCGTAATAATCCTAAATTGTTCTTAGAATTAGCGGATGATGAAAACGTAATGCTTAGAAACTTTGGTATTAGAGCTGTTGAAAGTGGTATATTAAGATTGTCATCTGACCAAAGAAACTTCTTATGGGGAAGTAATGGTAGAAAAATAATGACAATACCATTTGACGAGCATCCATACACTGCTTTAGCACATTGGTTTAAAACTGATGAAGGTATGGAAATATATACAAATATAGAAAAAAGATTAAATAACTAATCAAACTGTAGAGCGGTCGCCCTACGGGGCGATCGTAACTACAAATACAATATGAAATCAAAAGGTTTAGGCGACACAATAGAAAAAATAACAACCGCCACGGGAATAAAAAAGTTTGTTCACAAAATAGCAGGGGACGATTGTGGTTGTAACAAAAGAAAACAAAAACTAAATAAGGTTTTTCCTTATAAAAAAAATAAATAAATGGTAAATATAGATACGGTATATCAAAGAGTTTTAGCGTTAGCTAACAAAGAACAAAGAGGATATATAACGCCTCAAGAATTTAACTTATTTGCCAACCAAGCCCAAATGGATATATTTGAGCAATATTTTTATGATTTAAATCAATTTTTAAGAATACCTGGTAACAATACTGTGCATGCCGACCCTGTGGATATGTTAGAAGAAAAAATAAGTATTTTTGAAAAAACCGATGATTTATCATTAGCTGATGGCATTGGCGCGTTAGGAGCGCTTGGTGATTTCTATAGATTAACTTCTGTTAGAGACGGTAATATATTTTTTGAAAGCGTAACTAAAAAAGAATTTAGATTATTTCGACTTAGTAAATTAGCTTCGCCTACAGGAAAAAGACCTGTATATCAACTAGACCAAGCGAACAATAGGATAAGAGTTTCAGGGCGGTTTCCGCAGACAGTTAATATAGATTATATAAGAAAGCCCACAAAAGTAGAATGGAGTAGTTATAATATATTGGGACAAGCTGCGCTTTATGACTCTACCAACAGTGTTAATTTTGAACTTCATAATTCAGAAGAAACTAAATTAGTAATAAAAATATTAGCGTTAGCAGGGATAAATTTAAAAGACAACAATTTATATCAAATATCTGGGGCAGAGGATAATAAAAATATTCAACAAGAAAAACAATAAAATAAATGGGATTATTAGACAATCAAACGCAACAAGATTATTATGACGGTAACGATTTTGGTGGTTACCAGTTTGTATCATTAGACGACATTATAACTAACTTTATAATAGCATATGTTGGCGAAAACAAAATAATACCAAAAATAAAAAGAACTGATATAGCCTTTCACGCGCAAAGAGCGATACAAGAACTTTCTTTTGACACGTTTAAATCAATTAAATCACAAGAAATTACCTTGCCACCTTCCAACACCATGATCTTACCGCAAGATTATGTAAACTACACTAAGATATGTTGGGTGGACGGTAACGGTATTGAAAGACCGTTGTATCCAACCAAACACACTTCAAATCCAACTCCTATATTTCAAAACGCAGACGGTGAGTATAAGTTAACAGCTGTTGGTACTTTAAACGAAACTGCAACTATAGTTCTAGACGGCGAATATTTAAACATATTAGTTGGTATGGTTGTTTCTGGGCCTAACATGCCGACACAAGACAGCAATAACGATCCAATAACGTGTGTTGTTGAATCTACTTCTAATTCTGGAGGTATAACAACAATAGTGATTAACGAACCCGCGACATACACT